TGGCTGTCTCCCACAGCTATGCTCCAATCGATGGGCATTGTAACTTCGTCGTTGCCTATTCTTAATACCATTGCAGGACTGTTGAAGCTTTCTAAAAACACTAGCGGTTGAAAAAAGAAATCTGGTTCCGAAGGTGTGCTGTTATCTAACACAGCAAATCTCATATTGTCGTCTACCTCGTCGGGTAAATTGTTTAAATCGAAGGGTATATTTTCTAGTGTAAGTATCATCATGTTGTTATTGTACAACAATCTATTTAGATTGTCAATCCCATTTTACTTTTTCTAACGTAAATGGATATTTTGCTTCCTTGTAAAATTTCTTTCTTTCAGTTAAGTGTCGTTTCGCGTATTTGCACGTCGACGTGATGTCCCAGATCTGTACGAAGTCTTTATCTTCAGCTTTTCTAATACCTCGCCCAATACTCTGTATAACCCTTGTAAAGCTTTTTCCGGACTCCAGAAGAACCAGATTAAAAATCCTAGGGATATTAATACCCACAGCGGCCACACCATAAGTCGCCACAATAATCTTGTTATCACTAGTTTTAACTTCGTCATATTCTTCTTTTCTATCTTTAGTTTTTACTTCACCTGATATAAACACACTATCTTCGATCTCATTGGTTAAAACTTTACCGGATTCGATACGATTTACCAGCACCAGTGTATTGCCAGTTTTAGCAATATCTTTGATCAAGTTACTAATATAGATTATTCTATCTTCGTTGGTGACAAGATATTTGTTTTCTTCAGCGTAGCTTTTAAATTCTGGAAGATCGACTAATTGTAACACATTTACATGGCACTGAGCAAGCACTCCTTTGTCTTGAAGTTCTTTAGCACTGACTCGACCAACAACAGGACCAATACTGGCAAAAATACTTTCAAACTCAAATGCTTCTTTAGGAACTGTGCCAGTTAGTCCCCAGCGAATAGGTGCATTGCACATATTCTGTGTGAGTAAATTCTTTAAAACGTCAGCTTTAGCTTGGTGTACCTCGTCTACAATAACAGTTTGTACACCTTCTAAAAATTCTGCTAAACTGACAATATCGTGCTCTTGATTTTTACTTTTCTTGTCAAGAATATTAAGACTTTGCCAAGTACAGATTGTATGAGTTTTATTGAGATCTTTGCGATCTCCATAGTACACGCCAACGTCTAATCCAACATTGATAAAATCTTCTTCTGTTTGTTCAACAAGGCTTTTATTAGGTACAATAGTAATTGATCGACCAAACGATTCACATAATTTTGCCAGAGTTGCAGTCATAATAGTTTTACCTGCACCTGTGGCAACTTCTTGTAATGCCTGGGGATTTTTAAGAAAATTATTAACTACTTCAACTTGGTCATCTCGTAGTCTTATTGGCTGGCCGGCAAATCTATGTCCCACAGGCCAACACTGATCTCCCCAAAATTCTTCAGTGACTTCTGGAAAATTAAGTTTTATAGGATTTCTTAAATCTTCAATCTCATCAACGTCAATACCATTTTTATCTAGTATTTCTAATATACGAGGTAGCTGATTAATATAACCATTTCCTCCCATACCAAACAAGGTAACGCTGCCATCCCACCTACCTAATTTGTAAGCAGGATGATATCTGGCGTAGCCTACCTCGTACTTAAAGGCATTAGCCAGCTTCCTGCGAATTTCCACAGGAAGGCCTTCAATTTTAATATTAACTTCGTCTCGTATGACAAGTTTACACAATGACATCAATCTCTCCTGCTAGTAGTACTTTGTCGGTATGATAGATAATAAGATCAACATCTGCACAGTATACAGCACTTTTGTTATTTTTAAAACTGTTTGTGAAACTAATTACAGTTTTTGGCTTCCATGACGATTTTAGGAAGAATTTTGGTAATTTGTTGTTAGCTATACCAGCTATCATTGTTTGATCGTTCAAATTTTTATTGAACTGATAGTCAGCTACTGATGAGTTAAAATTAGCAGTGTCTTCAGATTTATCAAATCTAAAATAAATTCCAACGTTACCGGTAAGATTATGAGAGGCCAGTGTACTATACAAAAAATCCAGTGTTTTTTTGTTGACTTGTGGGGTATGTCCTTCAAAAATACAAAGGACCGGAAATCGATTAAGATCTTTTAAAGACTGCATTACATCCGCTAAAGGAACAGTTCCTTCGTCAATAAAAATTTTGGTATTTTTTCTTGCTGCAATTTTTTCTGTAAGTGTAGTAGCCGTAAATTTCTCAAAAATTTGGTATTGATACCGAATTTTTTGGTCGTTGAGCTTGAGAACGTTTTCTTCTGATATTGGGCCAACTCTTGACTCGATAATTTTTTTAAATTTTTCATTTTCTGTTTTGAAGATGTCAAATTTATTATTGTCGTTGGTTAACAATTTATCAATCTCATAGTAAAAATTCAAGATTTTGTCATCAATGTCAAAATCTTCCCTTAAAAAATGCTCAACAAGTGTGTGTACATTTTTTTCAGTATATGCAATGCCATAGGTACGGGCTCCGATAGCAGAAATTTGTCCTTCAACCAGTGGGCCCAGTGAAATTAATTTTTCTTTGAGACGCTTGTCGTAGGTAAACTCAATACATACTGCATTTTCACCTTCAGTCGAGGGGTAAATTTTTCGAATTTTTTGTATTAGACGAAAAATTTGTGACCAGCTGTTAGCTTCAATACTAGATTCAACTGTTGGTTCGATTATTTTGATTGCTGGTATATTTTCTTTAAAAATTTTTAATATTAGCTTGGCTTGATTTTCAGTTAAGAATTGTCCTTGATCAATTTGATTGCTTATGCTCAACAATATTCGTTTATCTTTGTGAGGAAATTGCAAATTATTTGCTTTTAACTCTACAGCAACTTTTTTTAGGATAGCGTCAAGATAAACAATCATAATCTTTCAATATCTTCTTCTTCACATTTGTCACCATATTGTACTTCTACAATTTTACAGGGTTCATCAAATGGGTTGTATATACGATGCCAGTCATTTTTTGGAATAACCAGCTGTTTGTGCGGAGTTAGTTCAATAGTAGGTAGTGCGTAGCCTCCTGGCATACGTTGTTCTACCAAACAACGTCCAGAAGTAACATGCCAAAACTCTTGCCTGTACTGATGCCGCTGTAAACTCAACGACTGGCCTGGCATGACGGTGAGCTCTTTAACTTTAGTACCCTGTACATCATGTAAAACTCTATAATAACCCCAAGTCCTAATAGTTTTAGGATTCTTCCAGTCTTCTAAAATCCAAGAACTTGAATTTTTCTTGTCAGCCCCTCCGACACCAAACACAAATTCTATATTAGAGTCAACTACGTCCATCTCTGGAATGTTATGTTCAGTTCTATCGCCGCCATTAGCAAAAATTATTTTGTCATTTGGATAATGAGCTCTTACTTGTTGAATAAAATGTCGGGCTGAGCCGTCTTCATCATCAAATGTATAAACCTCATCGACCATTAATAGATTATTAATGAGACATAATCTCTCATTCCATGGCATGAAGGATCTTCCCTTCTTACGTTCTAACCATTCGTCGCTGTTAAGTCCTACAATTAGCATATCGCCAATCATTTTAGCAGCTTTGAAATAGGCTATGTGGCCTGAATGTAAAGGATCAAAGCCTCCATTTACTAAAACAATGTTCATAAAGTAGCATCCTCCATTCCAGCAACTCGAAGTTTAATAATGTTACTCAACTGCCATTGTTTAATGTCTAGACTCTTGGTTATACCTAACCATTTGTTACGTAATAGGGCAAATTCGTTGATAATTTTTTCCATATCAATAACATCCGACTCGCCGTCGACGTATTTTTCAACATCTCTTGAAGTAAGAGCACGTTGATATGTTTCTAGGTATTTTCTAAACAAAGAACTACGCAATCTGCGTAGCTCAATGTTCAAATATTCCAGTATTGCTTCAATTTCTTGTAGTTGACCAAATCGTTGTTCTACAATACCTGGCATACTGGCAGACGCTTTTTCAATATTTCCCGCTATGCGGCTATCATTTCTTGCTGCCACTAATTCAGCTTCAAAATATGCAATAGCATCTGGAATATTTGAAATATCTTTCGATACTTTAGAATACCAACCCATTAATCTTCGTCCTCGTCAAAGTCCCAGTTGTCTTCTTCGTCAAGACTTTCTTCTGTGTCTTGATCAAGGTAATACTCAATGGCTGTATCTAGAGATTCGTCAAAGCCTACTGCTGACTCAAGTACTTTATCACTTATTCCGTGGTCTGCTAGCAGGTCTACATATCGTTCTGCTAGTGCCTCGTGAGTTTTTCTATCAGCATATTCTTTAAACAACATCCAAATATCAGCAATTTGATTCTCATTCATGATTTAAGATTTCTCCAGTTTCAAGATCGATGTTAGATTTTACATTAGGATTGTTAGCAAAGTCAACCATGACATTGTCAAGACATCCTTCCTCGTTGCGTTCCCATTCTTTACGGTAAAGCTTAATTTCACTACCATCGGATCCAACATATTTAAGTCTGTTGCCATCTTTTTGGAGGAATGATTTTGCTTCGAACAAATCAACAAGACCGCTATAGGGGTTCATGCCTTGCTCGTATGGAATTTTAATTTGTAGTGTTTCAAAAGGTTTAGCATAGCGTGTTTTCATAATTTTACATGAAGCACGAATACCTTTTACTTCTGAAATCTTGTTGCCATCTTCATCTTCTTTCAACTTTAGCTTCTTCATGGCAACCACAATAGAACTTGCGTAAACGAAGCCTTGGCCGCCTGAGATTTTATCGTCTGGATCGAACATATCTTGGCTAGCGTATGTGTGATTTGTACAAACCATTCCAACATTATAACTCCCAAACATGTTTACACAGTTACGGACAAGACTAGTCAATGCTTTAGGCTTACGACCCATGTCACCTTTCATATCACCTGCCTCAAACTGATTAATATCAGTAGGAGTGAGCAACATACCAAGGCTATCAATGACAAATAAAACTTTTGGACGTTCTGCCATTGCCTTATATTCTTTCATGAACTCTGAAATGGTCTTTGCCACGTCATCAATCATGGCCATGTTTAACTTAAGAAGTTTTTCTTCTGAAGTATCTACACCTAATGCTTCAAGCCATGCTTGGTCTAGTGCATTTTCACTGTCAATTAAGACAACATAGATGCCTTGTTCCTGTGCGTGTTTGATAAGGTTGCCAGAGCAGATATAACTCTTGCCTGCGCCAGATTCTCCCGCAAATACAGTGACCTTGCCCAAGGGAATCCCCTTGTTAAAGTCAGAACTAATCAAATAGTTTAGAGCAAAGTTACCAGTTGAAACCCAGTCAGTAGGATCATTGAATCCTACACCTAACCCGTCAATGCTCTTGGTTAGGGTTTTACGAAATTTTGATAAGTCAAATGCTTTAGTGGCCATAATTATTGATCCAATGGTAATGTGTTCCACTCTTTAACTAGAGTGAGTACGTCTTCTTCTGTGTTACACAGAGTTTTTGTATTAGACCAATCTTCTTTTTTATTTCGGCCACCAATTTCTACCATCCAACCATTGTCATAACGATTAATAGTAATTGATTCATTTACTTTTGCTAATTTTGCCAATTTACTCATATTATTCTCCTAAAAGGTGTGAGAACTCGGGCGTAAGAACTATGTCTCAGAGGCCCAAGCCGTATTTTTATTGCTTGTTACGATTGCGAATCATCGCAAGAATATCTTGTGCGCTACCACTAGGAGTAGTTTTTGATTCAGCAACAGGAGCAGATGCGCTCTTTGCAACAGGAGCAGGTTCGTCATCAAACTCGTCTGCAACTGGAGCAGGAGCTGCCTTGCGTGTAGTGTTAGGATCACCAGTCGCTTGGCTCATACCTGCTGGTTTGAAGTATTGACCCCAACGTTCCATATCATATGGCTCGCCGTCAACTGATGCTTCAAACATTTCCTTAATGACTTTAACTTCAACATCACTAGGCTTCTTGGGTAAGAAGTCTTTGAGACTATAAAGTCCGTGAGTAGCAACTGCTGC